CTAATCCATGTGAAGTATGTGCAACTGTTATAGTAGCACTTGTATTGGATACGCTAAAAGGATTAGATCCTAGTGTCTGAGTTCCGTTGTTTGCTGTAAATGTTACTGAACCACCTCCACCAGTAGCACCAGAACTAGCATTAGATGTAAAGGCAACTGTATAACTATTAGCATTAACTACAGAAGCAATAACCATTTCTACTGAGTTTGGTGTTATACCTCCAACAGCAGACGATCCTGCATATGTTATTCTGTCTCCTACAGATAAGCCATGACTACTATGTGTTACAGTTATTGTAGGACTACCACTAGTAACCACAAAAGGATTAGAACCTAGTGACCCTGTATTGTCTTTTAAATTTCTTCTGACTGCATAAGGTGTACCGTCTAGTATCCATAAGCCTATTACATTACCTGAACCAGCAACAGTACCATAGGTTGAGTCATAGTCTGCATATCCACTAATTCTTCTATAACCACCAAACTGGGATATTTCCATATTTAACATACGAACTGCTGCTCCTGGATTAGACCCAGCAAGAGCTAAAGCATCCTCGTTTGTAAATAAACCACCACGAGATAATACCGTTACGTCTTTTAACGCATCAGCCATTATAGATTACCATGTGGAACTGCAAGAAGTCTCCCTACTCTCGTATCTCTTACATCAGTAAATCTGTTAATTAACAATGTACGCATACGATCTATACCTTCTTCAAACTTCTGTTTGGTTATAGCTGCCTGTTGTGAGTTATCTCTGAACATATAAGTGTGATACAATGCACCGTCTATAACAACGTGTTTAAATTGATCAGGAACAGTCATAGTATCTGTAGCACTAGATAAATCAGAGGAGTAAGCAAAGTAGTTATAATTTACTGTATACGCAACATCAGGTATAGGAGTAAATCCAGCTTTATTAGATAAGGTTCTATATACATATACAGGTGTTGTATATTCTTCTGCTGTTGCATTACCATCTCTTTGATAAAATCTACTTAGAAATGTATCATAGTTTATTAGTTTTAGTATTTTAGCATCAGCATTAAGACTATCGTCTTTAGCAATACGAAAACTATCCCAATCTGCTATTTTAAAATCAGTAGCAAGACTATACTCTGCTGTACCTGCAACTAAAGTTAGAGAAGCAGAATTAAAATTAAAAGGAAACTCAAATTCTTTTTGGGATATTTCTTGTAAGGAAGCATTTACTGCATCTTTAACTTGAGCGCGAAAACCAGAAGCATTTGGAAAATCAGTTGAACTTAACTCAACTTCATTCAAACGTCTTAGTGTATCATTAACTAATGTTAAGAATGTTGTAGCCATATCTCGCCCAAATTAAAGAAGGGGGTAGCCCTAATTAAAGAAACTACCCCACAATACTTTATGCTAATGCATCTCTCGCAGCGGAGGATGCTTCTGCTCCAGCTTCATTGCAATCAATGAGTGTAGCATAGACACGAATCCTTCCTGTAGAAGGTGCTGCTCCTGCTAACAAAACATCAATTGTATCAGTAGTTGATACAAATTGTGTATAGGTTGAAGCGGCTGAACCAACAACTGTGTTAGTTTGACCGTTTGTACCTGCTGCACAGAAACCTGTTGATGTTACGTCTGCACCATCAATAATGTCATCACCTGCTGCAAAGTCGATATCAGCAGTTACAGAAGAGTTAAATGCTTTCATAACTTCTGCACCAGCGTTAAGTACAAGTACTCCTGCTGGTATTTCTAGAAGTTGAAAGATATCTCCATCTGCTCCTGAGTATCCTTTTGCAACCATATCATCAATGTCAAGATAAGCCTCAACATTGTACATGAAATGGTGGGTGTTTTGACCTGGAAGAAGCGCAACGCTATCTGCTCCTACACCTGTAGTAGAGGAGCTTGTCATATCATAAGTAGCCATGATCTATTCCCCTTAACCTGCTATGTTGTAGTGAGCGCGAACAAGTGCTTCAGGACGAAGAACTTTGCGACCATACAGATGCATACCACGAACGATGTCAGCAAAGCTGTCATTGTCACGATAAGATTCAACCTTTTCAATCTGCGAAGCAGTTGCAACAGCAGAGTCATGACCAGCAACAATAGCACCATAATGTGCGCTTGAACCATTAGTATCAATGGTAGCTGGACCTGTTCCTACTGAAGGAAGGTTGTTTGACATATAAACTCTGAAACCACGAACCATGCCAGAAATGATACGACCATTACGAAGAATGTCTTTATCACCTGAAGCAAAGTCATTGTTCAATAGTTTAGAGTTTTCGTCATTAAGCTGTTCAGCGAATACTGGATCGACAACAACCCAACGTCCATCACGGTCAACATTTTGCTGATCGAGTAAACGAGCCATACGGTTTAGCACTTCCAAAGGAGTTGCTTCACCAGTAGATCCGTCTGGATGTAGTGCTATTGAGTCGGTAGAAGCTCCACCTGAAACAAAGCTGTTACGAGCAATTAACATAGAAGATAGTAAACCATTAGCAGCTGCTCCTGCAATAGGATCAGTACCTGATTTATCGGCGGCTACCATTGCGGTTCCAGCATTAGCACTAAGTGCTGCCTGTTTGAAACCTGTCAAGTAACCTAATACTTCTTGGTCAAATTGATCTTTTAGGCGATAACCTGCTCTATCAGTTGCCATTGACTCAAAGTTTACATGAGAATGTGCATCTTCAATGTCATCAATTTTAAAAGCAAAGTAGTTTGCTTTATCGACAACTAGAGTAAAGTCATCATCTTGTAGATCCTGTGGCTGTACTTGTGTGCCACGGGCGTATTCTTGAACCGTTATTTCGGGTTCTTTGATGATACGAACTGTATCACCGAAATTAGAGATCTCACCAAAATAATCATTGTTGGTGATGTCCTCGCATACACTGGTTTTACGAAATGCCGATTGCACTTTCTTACTGTAAATTACAGGTGAAAAGTTGCCATTCGGAAGGTTTCCGTAACCAGTTGCTGTTTTAAAAGCCATATTGGTTCCCTCCTATGATAGCTTATATCATGTAAGTTCAGGGCATTTCGCTGTTTATTGGGTGTCCATATCTTAATTAGAGATAAGGGGCCAACTAGTAAAATGGTAGCTAACCTACTTCTAATTTAATGAAGTAACATACCAGTGTGTAGTCATCTTACGATGAGGACATCAGTATGTGATGTAAGGTATAGTTATACATATTAAATATGCATTGTCAACCTTTTTTTATCGTGCTGCACCAGAAATATCATAAATAAATGTTCCGTTGCGTACTGCATTAGTAATTGCCTCTTCATTGGCTTCATACTGTGCAGCAGACATTCTTTCTACTTGAGACTCTCTAAATGTACCTTTTTTTATTGCATCTGCATCTGCCTTGGGCATACCCTTAGTAGATACGCTAGATGCTGCCTCAGATGGTTTTTGTCTTTTAGTTAGTAATTTATTCTCTGCTTTATACAGAGTAATTGCCTTACTACAAGCATATGCGTCTGAGTCATTATCGTATAGTGCTTCCTGTACCCATTTAGGTTGTACAGATGCCCACTCATGGAAAGCAGGATCTTTACGGATTGTTTCAAAGTCTGGGTGTAGCGTTTTTAATTCGCTCTCCGCTTTCTCACGAACTACGCCCCTCTTCATTTCCTGTAGTTCTTCCATCTCTTTCTTAATACCTGAAGATACTTCAGTAGATTTCTTTAGGGCTATAGACTCCATCATCTTAGAAACATCAGGGTACTTCTCAGACCATGCAGATATTTCTTCTTCTGTCTTAGGTAGCTTAACAGACTTGGTAGCTAATGCTTGTATCTGTTTCTCTAACTTTTTTATCTCTTTTTTGTGTTCGTCTTGAATACGTTGAGAGTGCCTACGAAGATCTCCATATCGCTTCTTAAATGTAGACTCTTCTGGATCTGAGGCATCTAACTCTTCTTGATTATCTTCCTCTTCTTCTACTTTATTCTCTAGGGCCTGTCGCTGTTCTACAAGTTCTTTTAATTCTCGCTCCTCATCCATTGCCCTTCTGTATTTTTTAGTTGCTTGTACTACGTGTCCTTTAACTGACTGATTATCGTGTTCTTCTACTGACATAT